GCCTGCGCCTCCTGGCCGAGGCAGTCGCTGTCCACCGGCTCGCCGTCGATGTCCAGGTGCCGGGCCGCGACGTCGTCGCGGTCGTCATCACCACCGAGGCAGGCGAGGTGTCCGGCCTCCTCGCACGCCGACGTCGCCGTCTTGGCCCAGTGCTCGTCGAGGCTGGTCGGCGCGAGCGCCGACTTGCGCGGCTTCAGCACCGGCTTGCGCAGCCGGCTGGCACGCTGGCCGGCGACCTCGGCTGCGGTGAAGGTCTTGAGGGTCGAGAGGCAAAGGTAGAAGGACTCGGACATCGTCAGGTCTCCAGATGGAGGTCAGGGGCCGCCAGCGCGAAGTGCGCCAGCGGCAGGTGGGTACAGTAGCGTCGGTGCGGATCGCGTCAATGGGTGCGGATCGGATTATTCGGCCTCGTGTGTCATACGAGGTCGGCGACGAGGTCGTGGATGCGAGACGTGTCCCACTGCTCCTTGCAGTGCAGGCACAGGTAGTTCGCGTGCCCCGCCGACTCGATCGAGTCGGTGTGACCGCAGAACGGGCAGAGTTCGCCCGCGAGCGCGCGGGCGTAGACGACGAGGATCTTGGACTTGTCCATGGCGTGTTGGGTTGGGGGTGGTTGCGGTGGGATCAGGCGACCCCGTTGGCGTCGACGTCGGCGCGCAGGAAGATCAGGCGTGCCTCGCGCGAAGCTCGCCATGCACGGCAGGCGGCTTCGTATGCCGCGTCCAGTTCGCTCAGGTCGGAGCTTGGGACGCCCTGAAGCTCCTGGCGGGCGGCACTCAGGTACTCGACCAGTAGCAGGGCGGCGGTGCAGGCGGCCGAGATGTGGTTGGCGTAGATGCTGCGGGACGTGTTGGCGTTGGTGCTCATGGTCGTGTTGGGTTGGGTTGGTTGCGGTGGGATCAGTACGAGCCGCGCGACCAGCGCAGGATCAAGTTCGGAAGCCAGTCGCGGCTGATGAGGTGGGCACGGTGACGGCTGACAATCGAGCCGGGCACCCAGGGGTCTTGGATGTTCGCGCCGCCCCAGGCTTGCCAGTCGGCCTTGCCGCGCCCGTGCGCGCAGTTGATCGCCGTCGCGATCCACTCGCCGGTCAAGCGGTCGTAGGCGCGGTACTGGCCGGCGACTACGCGCTCGACGCGGATCTCCTCCAGCTTGATGTCCTTGCGGATGTCGGAACGGGCTGCCGTGTTGGTGCTCATGGGTGCGGAACGTATCGACCGTCGCCGATCGCGTCAACAGTGCGATCTCCAAAAAAGCGAGAAATCTCGCCGCCCCTTGTGTCGTCCGCAGGAGCGGGCAAGATCGCCCCCCATGGCATCCCCCAGTCGCAGCGCGGCCGGCGCGGCGCGCGCCATGCCGTCGCGCGATCCCGTCGTGCAGGATCTCACCCACGTCGTTGAGGAGATCCGCAGGATCGACCCGACCGTCGACGCCATCCAGGACCAGACGCCCGTCTGGCTGTCGACGATCGACCTGTCCGGTCGCTACGGCCGCGCGGCGATCGGCACCGGCCTGACCTACACCGACGGCACGCTGTCCGTCACGGGCGGCGGCGGCGGCGGCCTGCTCCAGTGGGCCGGCGAGTGGGGCGGCACCGTGCCGGCCGGCGTGTTCCTCACGCCGACCCAGGGAGCGTGGTCGTGACGAACTACCTGCGCGGACAGGTCGTCGAGCACCTCGGCAGCAGCTACGTCGCGCTCGTCGACCACACCAGCGGCTCCGTCTCCGAGCCGGGCGTCGGCGCGCAGTGGACGCTGCACTGGGATCTCGTCGTGCGCGGCCTCGGCGACGGCGACAAGGGCGATATCACCGTCGCAAGCAACGCAACGTCGTTCTCGATCGACGCGGGAGCGGTCACGACGACCAAGATGGGCGGCGACGTCACCACCGCCGGCAAGACGCTGCTGACCGCAGCGGACGCCGCAGCACAGCGCACAGCGCTCGGCCTCGGCGCGCTCGCCACGCTGTCCCAGGCGCAGTGGAGCGACATCGTCGACGTCACCTCGCAGCACCTGATCGGTCGCCACAGCGGCAGCGCCGGCCCAGCGCAGGAGGTCACCGTCGGCCACGGTGTCGAGTTCAGCGGTAGCGGCATCCGGCGTAGCCAGCTGCTCGGCGACGTCGAGGCCGCAGCAGGCAGCAGCACCACGACGATCTCCACGGGCGCGGTCACGCTGGCGAAGCTCGCCAACCTCGCCACCGACACGCTGATCGGTCGCCAGTCTCCGAGCACCGGAGTGCCCGAGACGATCGCCTGCACGCAGGCGGGCCGCGACCTGCTCGACGACGCCAGCGCAGCCGCGCAGCGCACGACGCTCGGCCTCGGCAACGCGGCGACGCTGACCATCACCAGCGGCACCGCAGCGCCAACCGGCGGCGCTGACGGCGACATCTACCTCCAGTACGTCTAGCCCATGCTGCTGACGCTGCTCGCACCTGCCGCAGCGCCGCCGACGGGCACGATCGTCTGGCTGCGCGTCAGCGGCACCTGGAAGACCACGACGCCTTACACCCGCATCGCAGGGACGTGGCGCGTCGCCACGCCCTTCATCCGCATCGCAGGCACCTGGAGATGACCACGCACACCACCACCACCACGCGCACGCGCCTCGTCGCCGTCGACGAGCGCGGCTACCGAGTCGGCGCGACGCACCACAACTCGACGATCCCCGACGCCGTTGTTCGCGCCGTGCGCGACGCGCACGAGAACGAGTTACGCAGTTACGGCTGGATCGCGCGTCACATGGGTCTGCTCAAGTCGACCGTCGCCAAGATCTGCCGGTACGAGCGCCGCGCAGCGCTGCCATCCTCATGGCGTCGAGTCGCAGGAGGCGAGCCGTGACACGCAAGCCGACCTACGACCCGAACGACTACTACGACGAGATCGTCGAGTGGCTCGCCGCCGGCAAGACCCTGGCGAGCTACGCGAGGCAGCCGGGCAAGCCGTCCGTGATGCGGATCTACACCTGGAGGTCGCAGGATCAGGACTTCGCGGTACGCTTCGCGCGCGCGCGCGAGGCAGGCTTCGACGTGATGGCTGACGAGCTTGAAGCCATCGCCGAGGAGCCGAGCGATCACCCCGACGACGTCGCGCACCGCAAGTTGCGCGTCTGGACGCGGCTCCAGCTGCTGGCGCGGTGGTCGCCGAGGTACAGCGAGCGCAGCACGGTGCAGGTGGGCGGCGATCCTGCCGGCGTGCCGATCCAGATCGACGACGCCGAGCGCGCGCGGCGCGTCGACAGCCTGCTGGCCGTCGCCACGGCGCGGCTGGCTGCGCAGGATGCCGAGCAGCAAGCAGCAAAGGGAGACCCGTAGCCAATGCGCGCGTCGATCTGTCGGAGAATCTGGGAATCTTCCGCAGCCGATCCTGCCGGCGGCGGCTTGCCGGCCGGCGCGCGTCGGGCATGCTGCGCGCGTCACACCGAGGGGCCGGCAGCCGCTGCGCCCTCCCACGCCCAGTCGACGTTCCCCGGTGTTCATGCCGTCGACGCCGGCTGCCGCGCCCCTCACTCTCCCGCATGACGCGCGCGCCCACAGCGGCGGCGCTCGCCATGCTCACCGACGAGGAGCGAGCCGAACTCGATCGACTGCTGGCTGCTGACCGTCGGCCGTGGCACCCGCTGCCGGGGCCGCAGACGATGGCGCTGGAGTCGCCGGCCACGGTCGTCGGCTTCGGGGGCGCGGCCGGCGGCGGCAAGACCGACCTCGCCCTCGGCCTTGCCGTGACGCGGCACCTGCGCACGGGCTTGTTTCGCCAGAACGGCACCGAACTCCAGGGCGTCGTCGACCGCCTCGGCGACGTGCTCGGCAGCCGCGATGGGTACAACGGCAGCGACCGCATCTGGCGGTTCCGCCGCTGGGACGGCCGCGACGCGCAGGTCGAGCTTGGCTCGTTCCCGTCGCCCGGCGACGTCCGCAAGTACCAGGGCCGGCCGCACGACCTGCTGATCTTCGACGAGGCGTCGAACATGCGGCAGGAGGACGTGCGGTTCTTGATGGGCTGGCTGCGCACGACCGAGGCGAACCAGCGGTGCCGCGTGCTGCTGACGTTCAACCCGCCGACCAGCGCCGAGGGCCGGTGGGTCGTCGCCTACTTCGCCCCGTGGCTCGACCGCACGCACCCGAGGCCGGCGAAGCCCGGCGAGATCCGCTGGTTCGCCGTGGTGGACGGCAAGGAGATCGAGGTCGACGGGCCGGCGCAGATCGAGCACAACGGCCAGCGCATCACTCCGCAGTCGAGGACGTTCGTGCCGTCGCGCGTGACCGACAACCCGTACCTCATGGCGACCGGCTACACCGCGACGCTCGACGCGCTGCCGGAGCCGCTGCGGTCGCAGATGCGGTACGGTGACTTCTCCGCCGGCATCGAAGACGACCCCTGGCAGGTGATCCCCACAGCCTGGGTCGAGGCGGCACAGGCTCGCTGGCTGCGTCCTGGCACGCTGCCGCCGATGGACTCGGTGGGCGTGGACGTGGCGCGCGGCGGCCGTGACTCGACCGTGATCGCGCGCCGGCACGGCTGGTGGTTCGACATGTTGATCCGGTTGCCCGGCTCGCAGACGCCTGATGGCGCAGCCGTGGCTGGGCAGGTCGTCGCAGCGCAGCGCGACCGTGCCGTCGTCCACATCGACGTGATCGGCGTCGGCGCGTCGCCGTTCGACATCCTGCGCGACGCTGGAGTGCAGGTCGTCGGTGTCAACGTCGCCGAGGCGGCGGTGGCGATGGACGCCAGTGGCCGGCTGCGCTTCGCCAACCTGCGCAGCGAACTGTGGTGGCGCATGCGCGAGGCGCTCGACCCCAAGGCGAACAACGGGATCGCGCTGCCGCCCGACCCGATGCTGCTCGCCGACCTGTGCGCTCCGACCTGGAAGCTGCAAGGCCAGACGCTGAAGGTCGCCAGCCGCGAGGAGATCTACGAGCGGATCGGCCGCAGCCCCGACTCGGCGTCGGCCCTGATCCTCGCCTGCATGGAGACGCCGAAGCGCCACGTCCTTCACGACCTCGGCATCCCGAGGCGCGGCAGCGTGGCCGACTACGACCCGTACCGGGGGCTGTAGTGCCCGTACCGACGCGCCCGGCCTGACACTGCCCCCATGCCAGCTTTCCCAACCGTGCCGCAGGGTCCGTCGACGTTCAGCATTGCCGTGCCAGTGACGCGAAGCGACACGGTCGACCTCCCGATCCCCGCTGCTGCGCTGTTCGTGGCTGTCGCTGGCACGGTGTCGGTGATCAACACCGACGGCACGACGCTGGACACCACCGGATCGCTGACAGCTGGGACCATCCTGCCGTTCCGCGCGCAGCGGGTGCGACTCACCGGCACCTCTGCCACCGTCTACGCCCTCTACTGATGCACGCCGCAGCCGCCACGAAGATCGAACTCACGACGATCGAGACGATCGAGCGCGAAGGCGGAAGCCTGCTCGCCGAGCACTACGACGAGATCGCGAAGCACAAGGACGTGATGGTGCTGCATCCACGCTGGGACGTGTACCAGCAGGCACAGCGAGCGGGCCATCTGTTCTGCCTCGCCGCGTTCGTCGACGACGTGATGGTCGGGTACTCGGTGACGTTCGTCACGCAGCACCTGCACTACGGGCTGATGACCTACGCGCAGAACGACGTGCTGTTCGTGTCGCCGCCGCATCGAAGCACGGCGAACGGCCGAATCGGCGTGCGGCTGATCCGCGAGACCGAGGTCGAAGCGAAGGAGCGCGGCGCGCAGCTGATGCTGTGGCACGCGAAGGAGCACAGCAAGCTGTCGCTGCTGCTGGCCGGCCGAGGCCAGTACGCGGTGCAGGACATCATCTACAGCAGGAAGCTCTGATGGCGATTTCTGGAATCATCGCAGCGTCTGCCTTGGTTGGCACTGGCTACAGCATCTACTCAGGCGAGCGCGGCGCGCAGATGCAGCAGAAGGCGATGCGCAGGCAGGACCAAGCGCAGAAGAACGCCGAGGCCAGAGCCATGTCGCAGGAGCGTCGCGGCATGATGGAGACCAACCGCGCGCGATCGAAGCGAGCCAACGTCGAGACGCTGCTGGCCGCGCAGAACACTGGCGGCAACCCGACGATGCTGACCGGTCCAGGCGGCGTCGGCAAGTCGACCATGCTTGGGGAGTGACATGCAGAACCGCCACCAGCTACGCACCGATCGTCAGAACCGTTGGTCGTCGCTGAAGAGCGAGCGAGCAAGCTGGAAGGCGCACTGGCAGGAGATCACGACGTACCTGCTGCCGCGCAACGGTCGGTACTTCGTCGAGGACCGCAACCGAGGCGAGCGCCGGCACAACGCCATCTACGACTCCACGGCGACGCGAGCGCTGCGCGTGCTCGGTGCCGGCATGATGGCTGGCGCGACGTCGCCGGCACGGCCGTGGTTCAAGCTCGCGACGGCGGACCCCGAACTGAACAAGTACGACCCTGTCGAGCGCTGGCTGTTCGACATGACGCGGCGCATGCAGACGGTGTTCCAGCGGTCGAACACCTACCGCACGCTGCACGGTGGCTACGAGGAACTCGGCGCGTTCGGGACGGCGTGCAGCCTGCTGCTGCCGCATCGCGAGCGCATCCTGCACCACTACCCGATGACGGCTGGCGAGTACGCCATCGCGACGGACTACGACGGCGTGGTCAACACGATGTACCGCGAGTTCCAGTTGACGGTCGCGCAGCTGGTCAGCGAGTTCGGGTACGAGAACTGCACGCTCTCGACGCGGAGCCAGTGGGACAACGGCAACCTCGACGCCTGGGTGACGGTGATCCACGCGATCGAGCCGCGCGCGGACCGAGACCCGTCGAAGCACGACAAGCTGAACATGCCGTGGTCCTCGTGCTACTTTGAGCAGGGTAGCGACCCTGGCCTGTACCTGCGCGAAGGTGGCTACAACCGCTTCCCGGTGCTCGCCCCTCGGTGGGCGGTTGCCGGCGGCGACGTGTACGGCCACGGCCCCGGCATGGAGGCGCTCGGCGACATCCGGCAGTTGCAGCACGAGCAGCTGCGCAAGGCACAGGCGATCGACTACCAGACGAAGCCGCCGTTGCAGGCTCCGACCTCGATGAAGTCGCGCGAAATCGAGACGCTGCCGGGCGGTGTCACGTTCGTCGACGCAGCGAGTCCGCAGGCCGGCATCCGTCCGGCGTGGGAGGTGGGCCTGAGCCTCGACCACATGCTGGCGGACATCCAGGACGTGCGGCAGCGCATCCAGTCGAACTTCTACGCCGACCTGTTCCTGATGCTGGCGAACGCGACCGACACGCGCATGACGGCGACGGAGGTCGCGCAGCGGCACGAGGAGAAGCTGCTGATGCTGGGGCCTGTGCTTGATCGGCTGCACAGCGAGTTGCTGGACCCGCTGATCGAACTCACGTTCGACTACATGCTGGAGTCTGGGCAGGTGCCGCCGATCCCCGAGGAGTTGTCGGGCATGGACCTGAACATCGAGTTCGTCAGCATGCTGGCGCAGGCGCAGCAGGCGATCGGCACGAACAGCATCGACCGCTTCACGGTCAGCCTCGGCGCGGTCGCGCAGATGAAGCCCGACGTGCTCGACAAGTTCGACGCGGATCAGTGGGCCGATGCGTACTCGCAGATGCTGGGCCTGGACCCGCACATCATCGTGCCGAGCGAGCAGGTCGCGCGCGTTCGCGAGGCGCGCAACGCCGCGATGGCTGCGAAGGAGCAGGCGCAGCTTGCGCAGACGCAGTCGCAGACGGTCGCCAACGTCGGCCGTGCTGCGCAGAACCTTCCGATGCAGCCGCAGGACGTCATGGGCATGTTCAGCGGCTACGTCTCGCCGACGCCTCTGGAGCTTGGGTAATGGCCGACAACGTAGGGTACACGCCAGGAACTGGTGCAACGGTCGCAGCCGACGAGATCGGCGGCGTGCTCTACCAGCGCGTGAAGCCCGTGCATGGTGCGGACGGCACCGCGACGGACACCAGCGCGACGAACCCGCTGCCGGTCGCCGCGTACGGCGAGTTGGTCGAATCCATCGAGGCCCTGCGCATGGCGGTTCACTCGCTGACGCGGAGCATCGGCCAGTCGCTGCCGTCTGCGCAGGGCTGGCCGATCATGGAGGCAAGGCAGCCGACTGCGTCCAACCTCGCCGTCACGGCGTCGATCGCCAGCAGCCAGACGCTGGCGACCGTCAGCACACTGACCAATCAGACGCAGATCGGCGGCTTTGCCGCAAACGACTACGTTCCGGCGCTGCTGCACATGCAGTCCGACAATCTGCGCCGCAACATCTCGGTGACCTGACACATGGCAACAACGAACGGCAATCGCAAGATCCTCGACATGAAGCGGTGGGAGTTCTGCGCCCCCGCTCCAGTCGCCACCGCCGCCGCATCGTGCATCGCCTCGTCGCGGCACTTCCGGCAGCAGCAGTTCTTCCTCCGCAGCGCGACGGAGGCGTACATCTACAACCCGAGCGAGGACGGATGGGTGCTGCTTGCGTCCCCGGCACTGACTCCCGCGCTGGCAGCGGGCGCGGCGGCGGTGGCTAGCGCATGGTCTACGGGTTCGACGGTGGGCGCAGCGTCGCTCACTGCGACGGCGGGCACGACGAGCACGATCACGACCAACCAGACGCTGGCGCGTGACCTGCGCGGCTACAAGATCCACATCTTGTCGGGTCCGAACAACGGTGCGGTGCTCGACATCGTGCGCAACACGGTGGGCGCGACGGCGGTGATCACGGTAGCGACGCAGGCGAGCGCGTTCTCGGCCTCGACGGTGTACCGCCTGCTGACACCGCGATGGTATCTGCTGACTGGTGGCACGCTCGCCTCCGGCAGCTTCCGCGTCTACGACTACGCCACGAACACCTACACGACGCTTGCGCAGGCGGGACTCGCGGCGTCGCTCGGCACCGACGGCAAGCTGGTAGCCACGCCGTCGATCGTGGACGGCGACTTCAAGCAGTTCGCCACCGGCACCGCGACGAGCGCGACAGCCACGACGCTCGTGCAGACGGGCAAGACCTGGACGGCCAGCCAGTGGATCAACTCGCAGGTGCGAATCACCGGAGGCACCGGCGCGGGCCAGATCCGCACGATCACGGCAAACACCGCCGACACGCTGACCGTTGCAACGTGGACCACGACGCCGGACGCGACCAGCGTCTACGCGATCGAGGGCAACGACAACTTCCTGTACTACCTCGGCAACAACGCGGTCACGCTGTACCGCTACGACATCACGGCGAACACCTGGAGCACGTTGTCGCCCGGTGCGGCGCGTGCGGCGGCTCCTGGCGCGGGCATGAGCGCGCACTGGGTACACAGCGCGACCGAAAGCGACTGGACAGGCGAGTCAGCAATCCTGAACGGGCGGTACATCTACTCGTTCCAGGGCGCGGGCACGGCGGCCCTGCACCGCTACGACATCGCGGCGAACACCTGGGCGACGATCACCTACTCGCCAAACACGGAGACGCTGACGACTGGCACGAAGTACGCGTACCACGGCGACCGGCTCTACATCCAGAAGGACGCGACGGGCCGCTGGTTCGCGTACGACTTCACCCGGTCTGAGATGTTCCCGTGGTCGACGATGCTGTACCCGCAGGGCGCGGCGATCGTCGGCGACACAGCGTTCGACGTGATCTACAAGGACGGCGCGACGGAGATCTTCTACGTCCACATGGTGCACAACACGGCGGCAATCCACCTGCGCCAGATGGTGATCTGATGGACACCGCCCAACGCATCGAGCTGTACGAGGCCGCGCTGGTCAACCTGGGCACGCAGCGCACCTGCGCACTGCGCCTCGGTGACGTCGGCCGCATCGAGCAGATCGACGCCGAGATGGCGCAGATCGCTGCCGACCTTGAGACCTTGCGCGCTGGTTAGCTGCCCGCGCGTGCCCGTAGTTGCCGGCGGCGGCCATACCGTCCGACCGTGAGCCACTACGACCCGCACGACACGGCAGCCCAGGATCGCGAGAGAGCCGAGCGGCTCCTTCGCGAGAAGCTGGCAGCTGAATCCGAGGAGGCGGACATCCGGTGGCTGATGAGCAGCAAGCGGGGCCGTCGCATCCTGTGGCGGCTTCTGGATCAGAGCGGCGTGTTCCGTCTGTCGTTCAACCCCAACGCGATGCACATGGCATTCGCCGAGGGCACTCGGAACTTCGGCAACCGCATGCTGGCCCTGATCCACACGCACTGCCCTGAGCACTACACCACCATGGTGAAGGAACACAATGACCGCAACGCAGATGGCGTCCGCAAACCCCAGTGAAGGAGCCGCCACCGCGACGACTCTCGTGACCTCCAAGGCACCGGAGTCGCAGCAGCAGGCCGGGCAGCAGCAGCAAGGCAGCAACACCACCACCACGGCTCAGGCCAAGGTGGAGCCGTCGTACGAGTTCAAGTCGCCAGAGGGCGTCTCGTTCGACGCGGAGGTCTTGAAGACCTACGGGGATGCCGCCAAGGAGTTGCAGCTGGCACCGGAAGCAGCGCAGAAGCTGCTCGATCGGGTCGCGCCTGCGATGCAGGAGCGACAGAGCAAGCAGCTGGAGCAGATGCGCACCGAGTGGATGGAGACGAGCAAGGCCGACAAGGAGTTCGGCGGCGCGAAGCTCCAGGAGAACTTGGCGACCGCCAAGAAGGCACTCGATGCGTTCGGATCGCAGGCACTGCGCGACCTGCTCAACGAGTCCGGCCTCGGGAATCACCCGGAGGTGATCCGGTTCTTCCTCAAGGCCGGCAAGGCGATCGACACGGACCGCTACGTCGGCGGTTCCCGTCAGGCTGCCCAGAGCGTGCAGTCCGGCGATTTCAGCACCTACGCGGACGCTCTGTACCCAACCAAGAAGTGAGACCTGACCGATGAGCTTTCGACTGACCCTGCTCGACTGGGCGAAGCGAACCGATCCGAACGGCAACACGCCGGTGATCGCGGAGCTTCTGAGCCAGCGCAACGAGATCCTGCAAGACGCCGTCTGGAAGGAGGGCAACCTCCCGACGGGCGAGCGCGTCGTCATCCGCACGGGCCTGCCGGACGTGTACTACCGCGCCCTGAACCAGGGCATCCCGAACAGCAAGTCGACGACCACGCAGGTCGACGAGGCGTGCGCCATCCTGGAGGCGCGCTCGGAGATCGACAAGGATCTCGCGATGCTGAACGGCAACACCTCGCAGTTCCGGCTGTCCGAGGACGTGGCGTTCCTGGAGGCCATGAACCAGCGCTGGGCGCGGACGCTGTTCTACGGCAACCCGCAGACGGCTCCGCAGGAGTTCCTGGGCCTCACGGCTCGCTACTCCACGGCGTCGGGCACGGTGGGCGAGAACGTCATCCGCGCGACGACTTCGGCCGGCACGTCGGTGTGGCTCGCCTGCTGGGGCGAGAACACGTTGTACTGCCCGTTCCCGAAGGGCAGCAAGGCCGGCCTCGTCCACGAGGATCTCGGCGAGCAGACCGTCTACGACGGTGTCAACCGCATGCAGGCGCTCTCCACGCGCTACCAGTGGAAGGGCGGGCTGGTCAACAAGGACTGGCGCTACGTCGTGCGCATCTGCAACCTGCCGGTCGCCGACCTCGGTGGTCAGAACGGTTCGCAGGGGGCCAACGCGACCACGCTCCTGATCAAGCTGATGCTGCGAGCGCTGTACAAGCTGCCGAACCAGAACATGGGTCGCCCCGTGTTCTACATGAACCGCGCCGCGCACACCGGCCTCGCCCTTCAGGCGATGGATCGGAGCAACGGCGTGCTCAACATCCAGCAGTCGATGACGCAGTTCGGGCAGCCGCAGTCGTGGCTGACGTTCCTGGGCGTGCCGATCCGTTGCTGCGACGCCATCGACAACACCGAGACCGTGGTCCCGGCCTGATCCCAAGGAGCACCAACATGTACGTCGACAACTTCCTCACCATCACCAACCCCAACCTGACGACCGCAGGCAACTACTTCTCGGCATCGATCGATCTGGGTGTTGGCCGCGACATCGCCGAGGGCACGGAACTCAGGCTCGTCGTCACCCGCACCGGTTCGTTCACCGGAGATGCCGCCACGACGTGCGCGGTCAACCTGTGGACGGCGGACGGCCCGAGCACCGCAAGCACGGGCGCGGCTGGAGCAGGCGGATCGGCCGGAAGCAGCCCAGTCCAGCTGAGTGCGGGGCAAGCGATTGCTTTGGCTGCCGCCACGTCGTTGGGCATTCCGGTGCAGACGATCATCCCGATGCCGGCCGCGCGCAACGCTTCGGGCCTGGAGGCCCCTGGCGCTCTGTACCGTCGATACCTGTACGTCGTGTTCGCCGTTGCTGCCGGCACCGGGTACACGGGATCGAACTCCAGCCTGTACAACGTGCAGATCGTGATCGACGCGCAGGACGGTGTGACCTACCACGCCGACGCGATCGCGACGCTGCCGAACCCGGTCTAAGCATCGCGGTCGTGACGCTCTGACCGGCGTCGCGACAGGCAGACGAGGACGAGTTGAGGGGCATGCAGGCAGAGTGGTCAGGCTCTGCCTGCGTTTCGGCGATCCCATGCCACTACAGCGAGATCTCGGTCCCACTGGAACGCCGAACGGCGGCCCCGCTTACGCCAACGATCGAGGCAGCACTCGGTGGCTCTGCTCCGTCTCAGACGACGCGAACGTCTTGCAGGCGAACCACGTCTACGGGTTCACGCGAGCGAGCGGGATGACCACGACGCAGTGGGCGAATGGTCAGCAGGCCGAGATGTCGTGGACGAGCTTCGGCAGTGACTCAGCGTCCAGGACGGTGCGCTTGCAGTACAGCGCTGCGATCACGAGCTACACGATCAGACCGTCGACGGCTTCGGTCAGCCCGATCGTGTCCGGCAACCAGCTGACGCTCACGGTCCCCGCAGGGGCGAAGCTGTACATCGTCGCGAACGGCGACTCGCGGTATCCGGTCATGGTGTGGAGCGACCCGATCGCCGCCACGACGCCCGTCGGTGCCGTGACGTTCAACGCCGGCACCATGGCGTCGGGGGCACCTTTGGGAACCGTAGGCAGCCCTGCGATCCTGAAGTTCCCCGCCGGCATCCACACACTTCCGACGACGGCCGGGTCGGTCACGACTGCGCTTCCGACTGTCGCCACGCGAGAGTTCGCGTCGACGTTGTGGCGCGTCGGCCCGTACACCGAGATCTGGCTGGAGCGTGGAGCGTGGGTCGTCGGCTCGCTGGACTTGCGGCAGTCGAACGACGTGGTGATTCGCGGCCCTGGCGTGCTGAGTGGCGAGTGGTGCAGCGACGCCGACTGGGCATCCAAGGTCCAAGGAGCAGGCAACGTCCACATCAATCCTGGGCAGCCGTTGACGTTTGAGGAGCAGCTGACGTTCAGCATGGTTGTTGGCCGCTTCGGAGGCGATGGTGGCGACTCGTCGTTCCCATCCATGTCGATGCAGGACGTCACAATCGTCGGCGGCCCGTTCTACACGTTCGGCGAAGGGATCAGCAGCTGCTCGTTGGTGAAGGTTGTCACCCCGTGGTTCTACAACTGCGACGGCATGGGGTTGTCAGTCAACAATGCGTCCATTCCGACGAGGACGATCGACCGCTGCTTCATCATGGCGGGCGACGACGGACTCGTGTTGGCAGGTAACGATGGAGTGACGACGGTGACGGACACCTACGTCATCAACACGCAAGCCGCCAACATCGTCTTCAGCTACTTCAACCTGCCGTCATCTGCGGCGACAACGTACACGCCGTCCACGCTGGTCGAAGGCTGTACGTTCACGCACTTCGGCCTGGAGGGAGATGGGGGCGGGGATCTGTACACTGGCGCGCAGGCTGGAGCCTACCAACCGTTCGTTGGGTACAGCGCACCCGCTTCGCTCACCAGCAGCATTCTGAAGACATGGGTTGATGGATCGGACAATGATCCTGCTGGATGGGGAAGGCACAACGTCGTCGTCAGGGACTGCCTTGTGGACGGACCAATCCCGCAGGCTCTTCTGACGCTGGAGAATGCGTACTACCCGTTCCTGTCGCAGTCTCTCGGCGGGACGCTCATCTCTGCCGACAAGGCCGGATCGATCAGTTCCTTCTTGTTTGATGGGCTGACGACGACGCATGTCCCTGCTCGGATGTCGCGCATCATCGGTCGCGACCGGCTCAACACGCCGCACGACATCACGTTCAACGACGTCGTCATCGCAGGGACGCTTGTCACTCCCCGCAACTACGAGTCGTTCTTCTTACAGCACTGGGCACCGTACAACATCTTCGTCGAGGGACGCTGCGTGGTCACCGCACTGGACATTTGCAACCTTGCACTGGCGCACATCGGCGAGTCGGCGGCTGTGCAGAGCATCTCCCCTCCCGACGGATCTGCGCAGTCGCTGCTGTGCGTCCAGTTCTACAACCGAGCGGTCGACGAACTGCTGGAGATGCATGCGTGGTCGTTCGCGACCGCGCGCGTGGCTCTGACGACGACGCCGTCGAACGAAGTCGATGGCTGGGGCTACAGCTACGTCTACCCGCCGTCCGTGCTGAAGACCTTGCAGGTCATTCCTGAAGGCATGAAGGACCGCTACGTCGATCAGACGACGCGCGAGCCATACGAGTACACGATCGAGCAGAACGCAGCAGGCTCGATGGTGCTGTACACCGACGTCGAGGACGCCGAGCTTCGGTACACCAAGTTCGTGTACACGCCGGGCTACTACCCGCCGCTGTTCATCACGTCGCTGTCGTGGATGTTGGCGAGCAAGCTCGCCGGCCCGATCCTGAAGGGCGACGTCGGCGCTGCCGAGGCCAAGCGCTGTTTGCAGATGGTGCAGTTCTACATCGGTAAGGCGGCTGCCAGCGACGCGAATCAGCGTCGGACGGACACGAGCCACACCGCGCCGTGGATCAGCGGTCGATGAACACGCGCATCTACCAGAAGGGCTTCTCGGGCGGCGAGATCTCGCCGGAGATGTTCGGCCGGATCGACGACGTCAAGTACCAGAACGGCGCGGCCAGGATCAACAACTGGGTGCTGCGACCGCAGGGCGTACTCGTCAAGCGTCCTGGGTTTGAGTTCCGCGCGAACACATCCCGAGGTGCTGGCGATCCACGCACGACCAAGAGCCGCCTGATCCCGTTCCAGTTCTCGGTCGATCAGGCTCTGGTCATCGAGCTTCGCGCGTGGGATGGAGTGAACCAGACCGCGCGCTTCGGCACGATGCGGTTCCACTTGCCGAGCGGCTTGCTTCAGCACGCGACGCCGACGACGTACATCCCTGGCACGACGGTGACGTTCAGCGGTGTCAGCAGCCAGCTGCGCGTCTCGTCGGCATCGTGGACGGGCACGCCGCCGGCCACGCCGCCGTTTGCGCAGGACGAAGCGGTGTGTTTCCGCAACACGGGCGGGGCGCTTCCGCCGCAGCTGTCGCCGAACACGCTGTACTACGTCGACTACGACATCCCAACTGCTGGCACTGGGTTCTTCCTCAAGGCGTCGCCGACTGGTTCGCGCATCGCCTTCACGACCGCCGGCACGGGGACGAACACCGTCGACAAGTTCTACGACGTCGGCTCCGTCGTGACGTACAGCGGTGCCAACTACCTTGCGACGGTTCCGATCTACAGCAGCGCCGGCCTGGGGTTGATCACCTCGACCAGCCTCGACGCTCTGTGGTTCCAGCAGTACTCGACGGCCCTGGAGTTGAAGCACAGCTACCTGGAGTCGGAGATCTTCGACCTGACGTACACGCAGAGCTTCGACGTCGTCTCCTTTGCGCACCCGAATCACCCGGTGCGCGAGCTTTCACGCTTTGGCGCGACTGCGTGGTCTCTGACGGCTTCCGTGTTCAACACGACGCCGCAGGTCACAGGAGTGACGGCAACGCCGACCTACGGCATGGCATGGCGATGGGACTGGGCCAACAGCGACGCGCCCGTGAGCGGCATGGACCGGCACTGGATCAACGTCGTCGGCCCGTCGCAGCACAAGTTCAGCAAGGGGGACTTGGTGTACTGCCGCTGCGACCACTTCCCGCTGCTGCACGACAAGTTCTTCGTGGTCGCATCCGAGCCGTCGCAGACGAGCCAGATGGTGAACACCAACACCATCTTGAACGGATCGAACCTCGGCAACGCATTCGGCGGCCTGTGGTCCGAGGACGTCGCCTACCTGCAACGCCTGGAGGACGAGGGCTACGTCTACCAGCGGATCGGAGCGACCAAGACGACGGGCACGAACACCTACCCGTTCCAGCTGGACACTCTGGAGTACGAGTCGGCTTCGTGGTGGAGGAACGGAACCGGCGTTCGCATCTGCGACTCCAACTCAACTGCCGCAATACCGCTCGGCGCGATTGCGTACTTGGATCTCGACCCGAGCTTCGCAACCACGAAGCGGTTCCGCTTGCTCCGGGACGATGGTGGTCAACTTACTGGCGGCTTGGTTGCTCCAATCTTGGTAGCATTTGCCGTGCTCGTGAACGGCCGCAGCGTGTCCACGACGTCGGAGGCATTTGGGCACTACGAGCCTCGCGCGCCGGAGTACGCGCTCGGCAGGTGCGGGCTGTTGCAGTTCGTGACCAGCGTGCAGGACGCGCTCGCGACGTACCGAGTGACGGCAGAGATCGACGACGCAGAAGGCCCAGCGTCTGCATCTGTCACTGCGACCAACAACCTCCTGGCGATCGGCAGCAAGAACACGCTGACGTGGTCGGCTGTTCCTGGCGCGACTCGGTACAACGTCTACAAGGAGGTCAGCGGGCTGTTCGGCTTCATCGGCAACAGCGAGACGACGAGCTTCGTCGACGACAACATCACACCCGACTTCAGCAAGACGCCGCCATACGTCGAGTCGGTGTTCAACGCGGCGGGGCTGTACCCCGGTGCCGTTGCGTACTTCGACCAGCGCAAGTGCTTTGCCGGCGCGCTCGACGAGCCGAACAAGCTGTACATGTCGAAGCCGTTCACCGAGACGGAGTTCTCGTACCGGCTCCCGAGCAACGACTCCGACCGGATCGAGGTCGAGGTCGCCGCCCGCGAGGCCAACAGGATCCGACACATCGTCCCGCTTGGCGAGTTGCTGCTGCTGACCAACGCCAGCGAGTGGCGCGTCAGCCCGATCAACAGCGAGGCTCTGACCCCGAGCACGATCAGCGTGCGGCCGCAAAGCTACAACGGCGCGAACGCCGTCCAGCCGATCATCGTCAACAACAGCGCGATCTTCTGCGCTGCGCGCGGTGGGCACGTTCGCGAGTTGGGGTTCAACTTCCAGTCGCAGGGATTCGTGACGGGCGACCTGAGCTTGCGCGCGCCGCACCTGTTCGACGACTACAGCATCGTCGACGCCGCCTATCAGAAGTCGCCTGTCCCCGTGCTCTGGTTCGTGAGCACGAGCGGCAAGCTGCTCGGCCTGACCTACGTTCCCGAGGAGCAGGTCGGAGGTTGGCACCAGCACGACGTCGGCGGTGTGGTTGAGTCGGTGGCGGTGATCCCAGACGGGCAGCAGGACCGGCTGTGGGCCGTTGTGCGCAGGACGGTTGGCGCGTCGACCATCCGAACGGTCGAGCGCATGGCCCCGCTCAACCAGGATGTCGCACCCGAATCGATCTACTGCGACGGCGCGCTGCTCCAGCAGAAACTTGGCACCTACGCCAAGGGGTCGCCGGAGTCGCTGGTGATTGCCTACGCCAACCACGGCTACGTCTCGCCAACGACTGTGGTCGTGCAGGTCGGGTCGCCGGCTGGTCCGATCCTGATCGGCATCGCGACCTACAACAACGCCAACTCGTTCACGTTGTCCCCGGTGGGGACGTGGGGCGCTGCCTACACGCAGCTGCCGGCGGCCGGCAACGTGTACATCGGCTTCAGCACGATCACGCAACTGGAGCACCTGGAGGGTCTGACGGTCGACGTCGTCGCAGACGGCATCCTGCTGGAGAACCTGACCGTCGAGAACGGGCAGATCTCTCTGGACGGCACCGTGCGGCCGATCGCGGCCACGGCAGTCGTCGGCATCAAGTACACGAGCGAGATCGTGACTGTCCCCGCTGCGATGCAGATCGACGGCATGGGCCAGGGCCGGGCCAAGAACATCAACAAGGCATGGCTCAAGGTGTCGTCCGCGAGCAAGGTGTCGATCGGGCCGACCGGCTCTCTGCTGGTCCCTGGCAATCCGCCGGCATCTGCGCAGAGCACAGACATGCAGGAGATCGACGTGACGCTTCTGGGATCCTGGCGGAATAGTGGTCAAGTGACGATCCGCCACAGGACGCCATACCCCATGACGATCCTTGGCATGACCTACGAGGTCGCGATCGGAGGCTGATGGACCCACTCACGCAAGCGATGATCGAGTTGCGGCTTCGCCGGGAGGCCGGGCTGATGAAGCAGCAGCTGATCGGCCGAGGCATCGACCCGTTGACGGCAGAGCGGCAGGCTCTTCGTCACGTTCGCGACTACGTTGCCCCCGAGGTGATGCGCAGCGGTTACGGGCTGCCGCCGGCAGCCAAGGTGGGGCCAGCCGATCGGCAGTTGCAGATGTTCCGGCAGGACTTGGCAGACGCGAGCGTGGAGCGCGCTCGCCGGCAGGGCGCGCTGCGCGTCGAGGCCGCCAAGCGGTACGCCTACGAGCCGCCGCCGCGCCCGTTCTCCGACATGAAGCAGGTAGACGCCGCCGGCATGCTGAAGGCGCAAGATCCTGCGCTGGTCGAGATGGTTAGCGTGCAGGACGCTGGTGTCCTTCCGGCTGGCTCTGAGCCTCCTGTGGCCGCTCCAGAGGTCGTCGCCGAGCAGTCTCCGATGGAAGCCCCTGTGGCGCTGCAAGACCCCGCCGGCCTGGAGATGCCAGGAGTGATGCTGGAGGGCAGCAAGCCCGGCCCTTGGCGCGAGGGTTACACGTTTCCCAACGACTCGGCTGTAACGCCGCAACCGAAGAAGGAAGCCCCACCTGACAGCGGGATGACGTGGGGCGCTGCCCTTGCCGTCCTTGGCACGACGCAGCAGGTCATCGGACAGTTCTACGCTCTGAAGAGCCAGCAGACGCAGCTGAAGCAGCAAGCCATGTCCCTGGAGTTCCAGGGCAAGATGAGCCAGATCAACGCGCGCGCGGCTGAGAGGCAGGCGGCGGACATCATCGCCGCCGGCAGGCAGCAGGCGATGGAGGCGACGATGCGCGCCGGCCAAGTGCGGGAGGCGGCTCGCGCCACGATGGGCGCTCGCGGCATTCGCGCCGACGTCGGAAGCGGTGCCGAGACCATGGCGAGCATCGAACTGATGAAGGAGATCGACCGCTTCACGATCGACGCCAATGCCGTCCGTGCCGCGAACGCCGCTCGCATGCAGGGCGTGAACGCGGCGAACGAGGGACTGCTGGCAGAGACCAGCGCCGGCAGCCTGCGCATGCAGGCACGCGCCCTGAACCCCGTGGCCGGGGCCATGCCGTCGCTCCTGACGGGTGCCGGACAGTACCTGAGCCAGAGGGCTGCCGACCGCCGCTGGGCGGCCTGGGCCTCCTCGCAGGGTCTTTCGGAGTAACCCATGCCGCGCATTCCCGACATCTACACGCCGACCGTCGGCATTCAGCCGCAGGGCCAGCCCGTAGCTCAGGCTGGTCGCGTTGTTCCGTTCCAAGACCCGACCGGCCAGATGGTCGCCCAGATGGGCGCGGGCGTGGCAGCCCTCGGCGATGGGCTGAGTCGCATCGAGAACCAGATCGACAACGCCCGCACGAAGGAGGCCGAGAGCCTGCTTGCGGACTTCGCCGTCGAGGAGTTGACGAAGTTCCGATCGCTTGCCGGCAAGTCGGCCGTCGATGGGTACAAGCCGCTGGCCGATGGTCTGGCGAAGCGCCGGCAAGAAGCCGAGAAGCTGCTCCAGAACGACACGCAGCGGTCGATGTTCCGCATGGCTGCGGATCGCCGCATGCGCAGCTACCAGCAGGCGATCCAGTCGCACTACTACGACCAGATCAAGGTCTGGGACGGAGCGCAGAACACGGCGCGCATGCAGCAGTTCGCCAACGAGGCGCTGCTGGCACGCGACGCCTACTTCGCCCCAGAAGGCCCCGACAACCCATACGGCCTTGCGAAGGGCGGCCTGGACCGAGCGGTTCGCGATCAGGCCGGGCTGTTGCAGCTGCCGTACAGCGACGCCAAGGACAGCCCCTACCAGCAGTACCGCACGAGGATCATGGGGCAGATGCACGAGCAGGTGCTCGATGCGTTCAAGGATCAGCCCGCCAAGGCGAAGGCGTACCTCGACGCGGCCATGAAGAACGGCGAGATCCTGCCGGCTGCTGCGCAGAAGTACGAGGCCGACATCAAGGACCGGCAGGTCGGCACGGAGGAGTTTGAGCAGTTCCGTGCGTGGCGCGCAGAGGGCTTGTCGCCGGCCGCGATGTCCGAGCGACTCGACTCAATGCTGGTTGCCGGCGATGTGAAGCAGGAGGTGTACGACCGACTGGAGCAGCGCATCAACAAGTACGAGGTGGTCGAGGCACGGCGCGAGCAGCGAGAGATTCGCGAGACGCGGCAGGCTGTCGTGGACTGGTGGACCAAGATGCAAGGCTCTGGCTCTGCGATTGCAGGAGCCGTCGGAACGTCTCCCGACGCCATGATCTGGGAGGACGTCCCTCCCGAGCTTCGCAGGCGTGCCGAGGCAACTGGTCAGGCCGAGCAGCTGCGCAACATGGTCAACAACGGTGTCCTGTTCAGCGACACCTCGTTCGGCGTGCAGACCATGCGCGGCCTGCGGTCGGATCCGTCGTCTCTGGTTGGTCAGGACTGGAGCGCAATCGAGAACGCGCTGCGGTTTGAACTCAGCAACGATTCGCTGTCCAAGCTCGCCACGCTGCACGGGACCGTGAACGAGCGAGCGCAGGTCGAGAAGGAGCAGCAGTTTCTCAGGCAGCAGGCTGAGATGCGCCGGCAGCGCGAAGACGATGCGGTCGCGACGCGCGAGAAGGATACCCTGATCAAGGCGCACTTGAACGCCTTGTTCGCGAGTGCGGTTCGTGCCGCTGGTACGGACACGCAAGAGAAGGACAGGGTATCCCACATCCGAGAGGTGGAAGAAGGCGAACTGAAGGAGCAAGCGTTGGGTGCCAAGAGCATCGTCGAGATGCAGGCGATCCTGAACGCACACCGGAGCAGCATTGTCGAGTACACGGGTGGCGGATCTCGCATTCCTGTCCCCGCCAGCCTGGACACCGTGCAAGCACTGGAGCGCGGCCTTCCGTCCAAGGAGCGCTTGCAGAACGCGATGGTGCCGATCATGCAGGACGGCGAGCCTGCGCTGGTGCCAGTCCGCTCTCTGGGCGCGCTCCGAAAGCCGGGGTCGATCGATCCGATGCCGGTCGTGGAAGGAACGATTGGTAACAAGCCCACGACGCTGCACGGCCTCATCACGTCGTTTAACGAGAGCAACGACGCGCTGCGAATCGGCACGACGATCCAGCCGACCTACGTCTACGCGGCGATCGGAGACGGGAATCAGGAGCACGGGCTTGTCCAGTACCTCGTGGACAAGCACAAGCTGGCGCGCGAACTGCTGACGTCTAAGGACAAGCGGGATGCTTGGGAGAAGCAGCACGGCTTCGCCATGTTCCCTGGCGGTCTGGAAGCGTTCGTTCGCACGGATCCGACCCTGCAAAGCGCGATCGAGATTCGCCAGAGGGCGATCCAGAGCCGCACGGCGGAAGAGCAGCGAGCAGCTGGTGCTCTTTCTGCAACTCAACAGCAAGCGATCAGCCGCATTCCGCTAGGGTTCTGACAAGACCATGACCGACCTGACTCCGTTCCAGGATCCGCAGCGAGAAGTGGCGCAGCAGGGCTTGTCGCAGCAGGCCGAGCAGATGCGAGCCTCTGCGCCGCCTCCGCTGCAAGACGTCGCGCCGCGCATGGTTCTCGCGCCGCACAACGAGCCTCCGCAGCAGGAGGCCGACGTGTTCACGCTGTGGCAGCAGAGCCTGAAGCAGGACGTGGCCCTGTACCAGCAGGCGCAGCAGTTCGCGAAGGATCGCGGCATCGATCCGATGGTTGCGGACCGCAGCCCCGAGGTCATGGCCGACATGGCGAACTACCAGCGGAAGAGGCTGGAGGAGATCCGCCAGACGGCTCCGTTGGCGTACAGCCTGATGACCGACCCGCAGTGGTCGAAGATCCTCGGCCAGGAAGGCGACAATCTGGCGCGCGCGGAGATCAGCGGTCTCGGCTGGTTTGGCCGGCAGGTGCAGGGCCAGCTGGCGCAGATGGAGACGAGCACGCTGGGCATGGAAGCGTTCGCCAACGGTGGCGACCCGGCGACCATCGAGCGGCTGAAGTACCTGAGCCGCATGCAGAACCTGCTGTCGGACGAGAACGACGGCTGGTTCTCGTGGGCTGGGCAGACGGTGATCCAGACGTCGATGTTCGTGGCAGAAACGGCTGCTGTGTCCCTTGGCACTGCTGCGGTATCTGGCCCCCTTGCGTTCATCACGGCCCCGCTTGCCGGCGGCGCGTTCGCGTCGAGCTTTGAGTTCGGTTCCGCGATGGCAGAGTTGTCCCTGGAGAACGCAGATCGCGTAAGCGCCGGGCAGGAACCCATCGACCTGAGCAGCGCAGCGCCGGCCCTGGCGATTGCCTCGGTCGCTGCTGGCGCTATCGACGCCGTCGGCTTCAAGGCGGTGTCGCAGCCGTGGCGCGGCCAGCTTGTTCGCGGTGCTCTGCGAGGTGCGGCCAAGACGTTTGAGAACGTCACCGAGAAGCAGGCATGGGCAGCGTGGCGCAAGAACATGCTGACGTCGTGGGGCATGGAGACCCTGACCGAGGGCTTGCAGAAGGCGGTCATGGTTGCCGGCGATCACGTCGCGCGCGCCAACTCCGACCCAGCCTACGGCAACCGGCTCGACTGGTCGGCGATGGGCGAGCAGATGTGGTCGGAGGCATGGGCCGAGATGGGTGCGGCAGCCGTCGGCATCGCCCCGCTGTCGATCGCTGGTGCCTCGTGGCGGCTGCGTCGCGACAGGGCATTTGCCCGAGCTTCGGAGCACCAGACCAAGAAGTGGACGACGGCCCTCAACGAGATGCGCAGCACAGAGGTGATGGCGAACGCGCCCGCCGCCGCCGCCGAGAGCCTTGGCAAGATCCTGAAGCGTGACGGCATCGAGAACGTGTACGTCAACGTCCGCGACATGCGCGACGCCCTGGAGCAGGCCGATGCTTTCGAGCGTGCCGACGTCGCTGCGCAGACAGGCGCGTCGCCGTCGCGCGTGGCTCGCGAGGAAGGAGCCGTCGGCGATGGTCGTGCGACTCGGACGCTGCGCGAGTTGCTGCCCGATGTGGCGCGGCAAGTCGACGAAGCCGTCGACGACACGGTCGACGTCAAGATCTCGGTCGCCGACTTCGTCGAGCACTTCGCCGGCAAGCGGATCGGCCTGGGGTTGGAGACGCAGGGCTTGCTGAAGTTCTTCGCCGACGGCATGACCAAGGCCGAGCGGCAGCAGAGCGAGAAGGCGCTGCAAGAGTTCCTGGAGACAGAAGCCGCGCTGCCGCAGCAGACGCCGCCGGCTGGAGAGCAGGTCGGCGGCATCGCGACGGTCATGACCCCCGCAGACGCCACCGTGATGAGCATCCCGGCGTCGCAGCTGACCCAGGACCAGAACGACACCGCGCGCGACCAAGCCGTCGCGCAGCTGGCCGAGAAGTACGTCGCCAGCGGGAAGTTCCCCGACACCGAGCAGGGCCGCCAGGACGCCGCAGACGCCGCAGAGGTCGAGGTGCTGTTCCTTCAGGGCGTCGCCATCGACGAGGGCAAGTCGCTGTCCGAGGCTGCCGCGACCGAGGGGATCATCTGGGAGAACCGGCCAGAGAGCGCTGTCGCCACGACGCAGGAGCCTGCTGCGGCAGAGGCAGCCCCTGCTGCCGTGGACCCCGACCTGGAGCGCCGCCGCACCGAGGCGCTCGATCTGCTCACCGACCCAGCCGCGACGATCGCCGACGCCGAGCGCCAGCAGCTGGAGTCGTTCGTGTACGGCGCGGAGCAGCCGGCGGGCTTCGGCGGCATGTTGTCTCGCCGGCAGCAGGCCGCCGCCCTGCGCCAGATCGGCGTGCTGGCCGATCGATTCGGTCCTGACGCGGCGAAGTGGGCCGCCGGCAGCATCACCGACGAGCGTCTGGCGGCCACGATCGCCAAGCAGGAAGGCGCAGGCAACCAGAAGAAGCGGGCCGCCGAGTTGCTCAAGCTGCTCAAGTCTGCCAAGCAGGTCGCCGGCTGGAAGCCGGGTCGTCTGGCGAGCATGGGCATGCCGTCGCCGAGGCAGGAACCGACGCCTCTCCCCACTCCAGAGGGGACGTCGGCACCGATGGAAGCATCGACGCGCGTGCCGACGGCAAAGGGCGCTGAGATGCAGGCACTGGACGAGAAGCTGCTCGTCGACTGGTCGGTGATGAAGACCAACCCCGACTTGGTCAGCAGCAACCTCGACGTGCTGAAGGACAGCGATCTCGGCGTCGCCTACCGCTGGGACGAGACTCAGACGCCCGAGCAGCAGATCGAAGGATTCATCGACTTTGCGCGCGACAACCTTGTCTGGTTGCACGAGCGCATGAATCCAGAGTGGCGTGCGCGCGCCAAGCTGTGGTATGTCGGCGCGCGTCGCATCGCCGACTGGATGGCGAAGCGGTACAACATCTCGCCCATGCAGGCAGCCGGCATCCTGGCTGTGCTGTCTCCGCAGAAGAACTGGTTCGAGAACGTCAGCATGGGGGACAGGATCGCCGACATCCTGTTCTCCAAGCGCGACGCGACGTGGACTCCAGGGATGGAGGCTTTGTGGCAGAGGCTCATGGCGTCGAAGGATGCCAACGTCGCCACCTTGAAGCTGAAGCTGGCTTCGCTTGAGAAGCCGACGCGCCCGTCCAAGCCGGTCGTTGGAGAGACCGACGAGCAGTGGGATCGTCGTCGCGAACGCTTCGCTCGCAGGCGCGACAAGCTGATGCAGCAGTACGAAGAGGAGCTTGCGGTCTACGAAGAGCGCCTGGAAGAGCTTGAGGATGCACTCGGCGAGGCTCGCGAGACGCAGGACAAGGAAGGCACTGAGGCGTTGCTGCAAGAGATCGCTGCGCACAAGATCACCAAGCCCGAGCGGCCGGTGCGTCCGCGCCGCATCAAGTCGGAGACCGCTGAGGAGTTCGCCGAGCGCAAGGAGGAGTACCCCAAGCTGATGGAGGAGTACGAGTCGGCCAAGGCGAAGCTGGAGAAGCAGATCCCTGCGGCCGAGGCCAAGCGTGCAGAGTTGTACGCCTTCAACGCTGGCCCATCGATGCAGATGGCTCGCAGCGGCACGCTCAAGGATCTTCTCGACGCTGGCGATCTCCGCATGGCTGGCTACTGGGTGCGCCTGTTCGACGAGGCGCACAACTCGCGCAGCTTCGCGATCATCACGCCGGAAGGCGGCATGGCTGGCCCGAGCATGACCGGCAAGCCGGACGCAAGGAAGGAAGCGAAGCTGCGATGGGGCAGCTACAACACGATCCTGAAGGCGATTTCGATCTTCGAGGACGGGCGTTTCGAGAACATCCACGTCCAGGTTGGAGGCGCGCACAAGGTCCGCAACTTCTACAACAACATCTACTCGCCATGGTTCTTGCCTGCGGCGACGATCGACACGCACGCCATCGCTGCGGCACTGATGATGCCGCTGTCGGCCAGCGACGACGCCGTCGCCTACGGGCTTGGCGGCAAGGTGAAGGACGCGCGGCTTGGCCTGCACGGTGGCTACGCGATCTTCCTGGATGCGTACCGTCGCGCGGCTGCGCAGACCGGCGTCCAGGTCCGTGAAGAGCAGTCGATCACCTGGGAAGCCATTCGCGGGCTGTTTGAGGCTGCGAAGAAGTCCGGCATGAAGAAGCCGGTGAACGACCTGTGGGCGAAGTACCGTGCTGGCGAGGCCACGCTGGAGGAGACCCGCGAGGCGATCTGGCAGCTGGCGGAAGGCATCACGCGCCCTGAGTGGGTCGACGTCTCGACGGAGATCGAGCCAGCGTCGAGCTACGCAGGCGAGTCGCGCGCGGCCATGGACGCCGTGGTGAACGAGCGCGCCGATGCCAAGCCGGATCCGAACGTGACCCTGATGCTGCCGGTGCAGCCGGCGACGTCCGACGCGGCTCTGGCTGGTCGCTACGCCAAGCTGACCGACGAGCAGAAGATGCAGGTCTCGTCGAAGGTCATCGGCGACTTCCTGCCCAAGGTGCTGGCCGAGTTTGAGACGGCTGGCACTGTCGGAACGACCGTCGCCATGCAGAACGGCGAGGCGTCGCTGGCGATCACGGTGACGATCCCGAACACGGCCAACACGCGCCAGATCGCCCGCGCCATCGGGAACGTGTTCGGGCTGGACAACGTCACCGCAGTGTCGGCGTCCAAGTTCGTGGACGCCACCGCGACGACGACTGCGGCGCTCCGCATCGCGGCCGGCGCAACGCCCGACCAGATTCGTGGGTTGCAGGCCAAGCTGGCGCAGGCCGGGTTCCATGACACGTTCACGCACAACAGCTTCATGCTGGCTGTGCTACCATCCGATGCTTCGCTGGAGACGCTGGGGGCCGCCATCGGTGGCGACCCTCTCGTCGAAAGCCAGCAGTTCTTCAGTGCGTGGTTCTCACATGAGCGAAAAGAAGCCCTTGAAGTGGGAGCAGGTCGAGGCATCGGCAGTGATCGGCGACGGCGTCTTGATCGTTGGCGGGAACAAGCCAGCGACACCGTCCTCGGCGAGGTCAACGAGCGTGCCAAGTACAACACCGGCACCATCGTCCGACAGTGGAGAGAGTCTGGTGCAGGAGGTGATGCGGGTGAATGGAGTAAGCGAAACAGCAGCGCGCGAGATGCTGCGCCTGTACGGCTAGGCGAGCTTCTCGGCGTCGAACTCAAGGGCACCGAGTGGATCATCCCTCCGGCGTTCATGCAGATCATGCGCGACGCCGGCATGCGCCCGCGCCGCATCGTGGAGTTGAGGAAGGGCGAGAAGGGAAGCGCAGAAGCGTTCCGGCAAGCGGTGCTGGCAAGCAAGAAGGCCAACACGCAGTACGGGGCCGCAGTCCACGCCTACCCTGCCGAGGACTACCTGCTCATGCGGCTGTTCCTCACCGACGACGGCGAGGCCGGTTTTGCGTTGAAGAAGGACGGCGACATCGTGTCGTGCTTCGGCAGCCCCAGCAAGCGTGGGGACATGACCTACATGCTGCAACTCGCCATCGACCAGGGCGGGTGGAAGGCCGATTCATTCGACACTGCGCTGCCGTCCATCTACGCCGCGCACGGGCTGTACCCGGTTGCGCGCATGCCGTGGGACGACAAGCAGAAGCCAGAGGACTGGGACTACGAGAAGTTCAAGGAGTGGCAGGACGGCCGACCCGACGTCCTCTGGTACGCCTTCAATCCGAACTGGAAGGGCAAGTACAAGCGTGACCAAGGCCCGATGGTCGAGTGGCCGAAGCCGCTTGAGCTACAGGAGGCCAACAAGCCGACTGCCGGCAAGCGTCTGTCGTCGAAGGGCGTCGGCGTGTTGCGCGAGCAGTACATGGACGCCGTGCGCGCCGCCGACATCGGCACGCCGGAGAAGTTCGCCAACTCGACGCCAGAGCAGCGTGCTCCGGTGCAGCAGCTGCGCGACCAGTCTGCTGCTGCGTCTGGGTTTGTACGCGCGTTCCACGGAACCTCTGTCGATGTTCCGGTGACGGCTCACGCGGCGGCGAAGCCGTTCACCGTCTTCAAGACGGTCTACGAGACGGGCAACCTTGGTGCCCACTTCAGCGTCGAGCCTGCGGTCGCAGGCAAGTTTGCCTCAAGCAACAGTGGGGAGCTTGACAAGAAGAAGTTGTTCAGCGTCTACCTGAAGATCAGGAACCCGCTACGTCTTCAAGATGTTGGAATCTGGACTAGTGGTCGAGTTATCCCACAACTCACCAACATGGGTTGGTTTGGAGGAGACCAGACTGCGGCTTACGCAGCACTCGATCAACTTGAGCAGATTGTTAAGTCATTGCTACTTACAGGCACCATCGGGAAGACCTACAAAGCTCACGACGCATTCAGGTATTCGATTGGAGAAAAGCCTGTCGACCCCGACTACGAACGTGTTGCAAGGTCGTGGCTGACGTCTCCAACGATTAAGCCAAGCGACGTCGGGCAAGCGGAGCTTGAAGAGATTGGGCTTCAGCTACTGATACAGATGCACGGCTACGACAGCGTCGTGTACCTGAATCGGCGCGAGATAGCGATTGGCGATCCTGGATCGAAACAGAGACGATCCTTGAGCGCACAGGTCGCAGCGCAAGCGTACAGTGACAACGCGCAGTGGAGTCGAGTTCGTCAAGTGTCCACCGACGAAGAGTTCCTTCGCCGCATTCCTGAGGCACGCGACTCGTACATCGTATTCCGTCCTGAGCAAATCAAGCTCGCCGATGCCGTTACGTTCACCGAAGACGGCTCGGTAATCCCTCTCGACGAGCGAGACGATCAGACGAACACCAGCATCCTGTACAGCGAGGGATCCCAAGAAGAAGCCAACATCGACATCAACACGCGCCGCGCCCGCCTGCTGCACACGGGCAACCTGAAGGCGCACGTCCACGAGCAGGCGCACAACATGATGCGCTACCTGTTCCGCTCGGCGTCGCGTCCTTTCCCGAACCCAAGGCACCTTCGCGACGTGCAGGTTCTGCTTGGCTGGTTCGGCGTTGCGGACCTCGCGACGTGGAACGCCATGACCATGCAGGAGCAGGAGCGGCACTGGGAGGCGTTCGCGTACAGCTACGAGAAGTACCTGTTTGAGGGCGTCGCTCCGACGCCAGGATTGCGCGGCTTGTTCGATCGCCTGTCCCGATGGATCCGCAGGTACTACCGAGAGGTGATTGAGAACATCAACGTCGCGTACCGGGCCGCCACGGGCCACGACCTGCCGATGCTGACCGACGAGGTGCGTGCCGTCATGGGGCGCATGCTTGCGGCCGAGCAGTCGGTCGATTCCGCCATCACGGCCAACGCTCTGGAGCCTCTGTTCCAGACGCGCGAGCAGTTCCCTGGAAGCGACGACCAGTGGCAGGAGTTGCAGGAACTGATGGAGGCGCAGCGGCTGGAGTCGGTGTCGCAGTTGACGCAGCAAAGCGTTCGTCAGTTGCAGCTGTCGCAGCCTGCGATTGCGAGGGCTTCTGCCGACCGCGAACGCGCCGCGCGAGCGCAGAGGGAGCGCCTGCGGGCCGAAGTCACGGCAGAGGTCATGGAGCAGCCGGTGTACCGGCTGATCAGCTACTTCAAGACCGGCATCCTGGTGGGGCAGGATGGTCAGACCGCGCGCGACGACAGCAAGGCCGCGCACGGGCATAAGTTGGATCGAGACGCGATTGCGCGCATGCCGGATCTGGCGGCGTTCTCGCGCATCGAGCGTGATCCGTCCGGGAACTTGATCTCGGTCACGGTCAATCTCGACAAGTACATGCGCAGGGGCGGCGCAGACCCCGAGCAGGTGGCGACAGCGTTTGGCTTCGTGAGCAACGACCCAGATGGCACGATGCGGGCCGACGTCGCCGGCATGATGTCGACCCTGGCAGCTGCCCCGACTCCACAGCAGGCGATCGATGCCCGTCTCGACGAGCGCATGCAGCAGGAGTTCGGCAACCTCGTCGACCCGAAGGCGCGCGACCAAGCCGTTCTGGAGGCTGTGCATGGCGAGCTTCGCGCGCGGCTCGTAGCTGCCGAGGCGATGTGGCTGAACACCAACCTGACGACGGTCGCCATCGCGGCACTCCCAGGTCATCGTCGGAAGATGCAGCAGGCTCGCGACGCTGTGGCGTCGATCGAGCCGCAGCTGGAGGCGGCGCGAGAGGAGCGCAGCATGCTGCTCGACGAGCAGACCCCACTCGACAGAGTTGACCTGCAACGATTGCAGTGGCTCGACTTGCAGATCGGAGCGCTCCAGGCGCAGAGGAGCCGCTTTGCCGGCGCTGCGGAGAGCACCGTCCCGCAGTTGATGCTGGCCCAGGCCGCAGCCGGTCAGGCTCGCAAGAACCTGAGCACGCGCGTCATCGGCGAGATCAACCCGCGCGACTTCTTGGCTCAGGAGCGGCGGTCGGCGACCGAAGCGCAGCAGGCGCTGCGCAAGGACATCACGAGCATGCCGCAGGGCGGTCGCGACGTCCGATACCGTGCCGCATCGCAGGCCAAGCTGAGGCAGCTGCTCTACCAGCAGATGACGGCGGAAGCGCTGACGATCAGGCGCGAGGCCGAGCAGTTCCGCACGTTCGTGTCTCGCCTGTTCAACATCGGGCAGACGCGCGCTCGGAAGCTGGAGATGCTGTACGTCCACGCTGCGCAGGCGTTGCTGACTGAGGCTGGCTACGCGCCGGCATCGTTCACGCCAGAGCGTGCGGAGCAGATCTGGTCGACGGTGCAGCAGCTGGATGCTGCTCTGTGGGCGCAGATCGAGCCGACGGTCACCGGACTGCGGCAGCTGATCGCGAGCCTGCCGCGCCAGACGATCACCGGGCGCGGCAACGACCAGCCGCCATGGCGTCGCATGACCGTCGAGCAGTGGAGGACGCTCCGCGACGTCATCGAGGCGCTGCATGACGCGGCCGTCGAGCGCGGCGAGGTGGTGTTCGACCAGCGTCGGCAGTCGTTCCGCGACGCGCGCGACCTGCTGTTGCAGGCAATCTCCGACCGAGGGATTCGTGGCCCGGTCCCTGGCCGCGACCGCAAGCGCACCGACACGGAGGAGAAGCTCTCCTGGTTCGGCAGCTTCGTGGCGAAGTGGAAGCGAGTCGAGCACACCATGCTGCGATTCGACGGCGGCACCCCTGGCATCTGGACGAAGCTGATCTGGACGCCGATCAACGACGCCTTCGTCCGGTACGAAGCACGCCGGCAGTCTGTGCTGTCGACGTATGCGACGATTCTCAGGTCTGCTCCGCTCGACGCCGACGTGCCGGCGGCGCAGCGTCGGATCGAGTTCCGGTCGCGCGACGGCCGGCTGATCTACACCTTCGCCGACATGCGCGAACTGCTGGGTGCGCTCCTGCACATCGGCAACCAGAGCAACAAGCGCAAGCTTCTGCTCGGCGGCACTGGCTACGGCAAGGCGTTCGGCTTCCTGGAGCGAGACGCTGCGACGAATGAGATGGTGCTGAACAGCCAGGACTGGGACGCCTTCGTCGAGGCGCTCAACGAGAGTGGCCGCTTGCAGGCAACGCACTGGAAGTTCTTGCAGGCTGTCTGGGATCTGAACGAGAGCCTGCTGCCGAGCATCCAGGGGGCGCACAAGCGCATCACGGGATCGATCATGCGGACGGTTGGCCGCACGCCGATCGTCAACCGTTACGGCACGTTCTCGGGTGGTTACGTCCCGGCCAAGATCGACAGCACGAAGTCGCCGATCGGTGCGCGAGTCGAGTCGATCGCCGAGTTGCAGGCCGACATGCGGCAGCAGCTTCCCATGGCCGATGACGGTTTCACGCGCGAGCGCAACGAGTCGGTCCACGAGCCGTTGTCGTTCGACCTGCGCATGATCGAGTCGCACATCGATCAGGTGGTGCGCTACACCGAGGTCGCGCCTGTCGTCAACGACGTCAACCGACTGCTGACGGACTACACGGTCATGCAGGAGATGCACCTGATGGACCCGACGCTGTACCAGGAGGTGCTGCGTCCGTTCCTTTCGCGTGCGCTCAACAACACGACCTCGCAGCCGCACAACAGCAAAGCGTTCAACTGGTTGTTCAGCGGTCTGCGCCGCAACACGACGTTGGGCAAGATGTTCCTGAACGTGCCGAACGCATTGCAGAACATCTCGGGCCTGCCGATCGCTCTGCTGCGGATCCC